GCTGAAGCGCTAACGTATAGGGTGGCTGATATATTAGAGTTTGCAGATTTTAAAGATGACTTTATAAATAAAATAGGAAAGTATAATGTCAGCATATTAGGAGAAATTTCTCAGCTTTACATCTATGACTTTGGGGTGTTTATTGAGTTGTCTCCCGATGAAGAGCAAAAAGCTATGCTTGAGCAGAATATACAAATGGCTTTATCCAAACAAGATATTAATCTTGAAGACGCTATTGACATTCGTGAAATTAAAAATCTCAAACTAGCTAATCAGTTATTAAAAGTAAAAAGAAAATCTAAACAAGAAGCTGACGAAAAAAGAGAAATGCAAAAACAAGCTATGATTTCTCAACAACAACTTAAATCTCAAGAGATGGCTGCTCAAGTAGCGGTACAAAAAATAGAACTTGAGGCGCAAGCTGAAATGAAAGTAAAGCAAGCTGAAATTGCTTTTGAGATAGAGAAACAAAATAATGAAGCAAATCTTAAAGCTCAGCTTATGAAACAGGAATTTGCTTATAATCAGCAACTTAGAAATGTATCTGAAAACGCTTTAGCTTTTAGAGAAGGGGCTAGAGAAGAGGCTAAAAGTAAAAGAATTAGTCAACAAAACACAGAACAATCTGAATTAATTAATCAAAGAAAAAACAATTTACCGCCTAAAAACTTTGAGTCAAATGAAGATTCTATGGACGGTTTTGACCTTGCGGAGTTTGATCCTAGGTAGCAAAAAACGTATTTCTTTTTTTATTAATTTTGTTTTATAAATCAAATTTAATCAAATGGACATAAAAGTAAGAGAAGTCACCGATGTGGTTGAAAAATCTAAACAGCAAATCGAACAAGAGCTTTTAGATAAACATGAAGCTCAGCAAAAGCTAGAGTTTGATGATAAGCCAGAACAAAAACAGGTAGTTAAAGATGTATCTTCTGAGCCTGAACAAAAAACAGAAGATCCGGTAAGCGAACCAGAGCCTGTCGAAAGTGTTAAAGAACCTGAAACGGAAACACCAAAGACAGAACAAAGTGAGCCTCCGCAAATACAAGAAACAGATGTTCTTTCATTTATTGAAAAAAGATATGGTAAGCAGATTAGTTCTTTAGAGGAACTTACAGCTGAAAGAGAAGAGGCCGAGCCTCTGCCCGAAGATGTAGCTGCTTATTTTAAATATAAAAAAGAAACAGGAAGAAGTTTAGAAGATTATGTAAAGTTACAGCAAGATTTTTCTAACATGAATCCTGACTCTTTGCTTCGAGAGTATTTAACTATAACTGAAGAAGGTTTAGACCCTGAAGACATTGATTCCTTAATGGAAGAATATGACTACGATGAAGAGGTTGATGAGCCAGCAGCTATAAAAAAACTCAAACTAGCAAAGAAAAAAGATATTGCCAAAGCTAAAAAATTCTTTAGAGAACAGCAGGAAATATACAAACAGCCTCTTGAGTCAAGAGAAAGTTCAGCCCCGCCCTCACAAGAATATGAAGCTTATAAGCAATATATGAGTGAAGCTAAAACGCAACAAGAAGAAAGTAACCGCAAGTCTCAGTGGTTTGCGAAAAAAAGCGATGAGTTATTTAATACCGAGTTTAAAGGTTTTAAATTCAAGGTAGATGATTCAGAAGTAATATTTTCTCCTGGTAGCCCAGCTGATTTAAGGAAAGTCCAAGATACTCCAATGAATTTTGTAAATAAATTTTTGGATGAAGGTGGAATGCTTAAAGACGCAGAAGGATACCACCGCTCTTTAGCTATAGCAATGAATCCTGAAAAGTTTGCTCAGTTCTTTTATGATCAGGGCAAATCTAATGCGACTGAAGATGTTATGCGTAAGACTAAAAATATAAATATGACCGAACGCACAGCACCGGAGGTTTCAACTAAAGGAGGAATGCAAGTTAAATCAGTGTCTCAACCTTCGAGTAGAGGCCTGAAAATTAAAAGTATTAAACGAAGTTAAATTTAAAAATTAATTAAAAATTATATATTATGGCTGGACAAGTAAAATCGACTCCAACATTTGCGCTAACACCGAGTTCAGAAAGAACTCCTACAGCTCAAAACTATTTAACCAATGCAGATTTTGATTGGTTAAATCAATATTTACCTGATACGTACGAAAAAGAATTTGAGCGTTATGGTAACAGAACAATCTCTTCTTTCCTACGTATGGTAGGAGCAGAGATGCCTACCAACTCTGACCTTATCAAATGGGCAGAACAAGGTAGATTACATACTAAATATACTCAAGTAGGAAGCGGTGGCATTCAAGGTGCTGACCAAGTGACGTTTCAAGTAAACGATGTGCTAGACCCTACTGCAGCAGAACAAGTTATCAGAATTGGACAAACTATTGTAGTTGTTCAAAATGACGGCTCTGGTTCAAACAAAGCTGTGGTAAGCGCAGTAAACAACGCTGCGGGTGGTAGAGGCCAGTTTACAGCAGACTTTTATGAAGGCGCTGGAATGGTAACTGCAGGAACAGGTGTAGGTAATTCAGATGTTACTGTATTTATTTACGGATCAGAATTTAAGAAAGGAACTGCTGGAATGGTAGGTTCTCTTGAATCTAACGATTTCATCTTTGACAATAAGCCTATTATCATTAAAGATACTTACAATGTATCTGGATCTGATATGGCTCAAATTGGCTGGGTAGAAATAACTACTGAAGATGGAGCAACAGGATACCTTTGGTATTTAAAATCTGAGCATGAAACAAGACTTAGATTTGATGATTATTTAGAAACTGCAATGATTGAAGCCGTACCTGCAGAGCAAAACTCTGGTGCTGCAGCAATCTTAGGTAGCTCAGGAGCTGCTGCTGATCCAGGAGCTGGTTCGGATGGTATATTTTATGCTGTTCAAAACAGAGGAAATATCTGGGATGGTGGTAACCCAACTACATTAGCAGACTTTGACAATGTAATTAGTAGACTTGATAAGCAAGGAGCAATTGAAGAAAACGTATTATTCGTTGACAGACAATTTGCTTTTGATATTGATGATATGTTAGCTGCTCAAAATTCTTATGGAGCAGGTGGTACATCATACGGTCTATTTGACAATGACGAAGAAATGGCTTTAAATTTAGGATTCTCTGGATTCAGAAGAGGTTACGACTTCTACAAAACTGACTGGAAATACTTAAATGACCCTACTATGAGAGGTGGACTTCCAACAGGAGCAGGATCAGGACGTGTAAACGGACTTCTTGTGCCAGCTGGATCAACTAGTGTTTATGACCAAATTCTTGGTAAAAACGCTAAGAGACCTTTCTTACATGTTAGATATAGAGCTTCTGAAACAGAAGACAGACGTTACAAAACTTGGATTACTGGTTCTGCTGGTGGTGCAAGAACAAGTGATGTGGATAACATGCAAGTGAATTTCTTGTCAGAAAGAGCTGTATGTACTTTAGGTGCTAACAACTTCTTTATATTTCAAGAATAGTTAATAATTGTTTTTTCTGGGGAGCTTACGGGCTCCCCTTTTTTTATAAAATTTAAATTTAATCTAATGAAAACTACTACTAAATATGTAGATAAAATCTACAAACTAACGCGCGACACAGCGCCCCTATCATTAACCTTAGCGTCGAGACATACTAAAAGATTTCCTTTGCTTTGGTTTGATGAAAAAAATGGAATTAATAAAGCATTAAGATATGCAAGAAATCAAAACTCACCCTTTCAAGATGAGCAAGATGATAATGCTATATTAGAACCTATTGTATTTGAGGATGGATTTTTGTCTGTTCCAAAAAATAATCAAGTGTTACAAAAATTTTTAGAATATCATCCAGGAAAAGGACGGATATATGTGGAGGTAGATAAAGCTAAAGAAGCTTCTGATGTTGTTGAAAATTTAAACTTAGAAGTTGATGCCTTAATAGAAGCGCGTCAACTAACAGTAGATCAAGTAGAAAATGTAGGCCGTGTTTTGTTTCAGCAAGACGTAACTCGAATGACTACTTCGGAGCTGAGAAGAGATATTCTTGTTTTTGCTAAAAATCAACCTAAAGATTTTATGATGCTACTGCAAGATCCAATGCTTAAAATGAATGCAACTATACAAGGTTTTTTTGATAAAAACATTTTACAGTTAAGAAATCAAAAGAAAGAGGTGTGGTTTAATACTCCTTCTAATAAGAAGAAAATGTTAAATGTACCTTATGGAGAAGATCCAGTTTATATGGTAGCTTCTTTTTTTGAATCGGAAGAGGGTGTAGAAGTATTAAAGCATTTGTCGGGATTGGCTAAAAACATGCAATAAAGTGTGTTTTTATTTTCCGTATATTTGTTTTTTTAACACATAAATTTTTTTATTATGAACAAGTATGCAAGTATCACCGTTAGCGGTGCAGCAGAGCAGTTTTCGGTAAAAGATGTAGCGTCTTGCTATTTAGATAGTTCAGATGATATTGTTATCGATTACAATGATGGCTCTCAAAGTAAAATTGGGTCAGGCTCGGCCTTAGTGCAAGCGGACGTAGACATCGTATTCGATGCTATTAAAAGTGCTCAACAAGAGAAATGGAATCAAGTATTATACGTTATACCGTCATTGAGCCAAACGGTAAACGCCTTTACATTCACCTTTTAAACCTTAGAAATTATGAATAAATTTTTGAAAATGGGAAATTATGTTTTTGGAGGCGATGTATTATACGTTGGATTAGTTACAAACAATATTGTTTTGAACTATCGTGACAAGCAAATAACTTTAGCAGGTTCAGGAAGTATGACTGCCGCAGATAAAACGGCAATCGAAGCTGCTCTTGTAACTGTTTGGGGCCAAGGTTATACTGACGCAACCATTGACGTAACTCTAAGTCAAGCGATAACAACGATTTCATAAAACTCGTTTTAGTCGACAATCTAAGAAGAGGTCATGAAAAATTGACCTCTTTTTTTTTTACTTATCTTTGTGTAAAAGAATAACAATGATAAATTCTGTACGAAATACAGTTTTAGCCGTCCTTAATAAAAATAACTACGGCTATATATCACCGCAAGATTTTAATTTATTCGCAAAGCAAGCACAACTTGATATTTTTGATGATTACTTTTATCAGTACAATCAATTAATTAATCAAGAAAACGCTAGAATGGTAGGGTCGGGATATGCTGACATACGAAAGGGTTACGAAGAGGTTATAGATTTATTTTCGGAAACTAAAACTTTAACCCAAAATTTACTTAACCAATATTTTTTACCATCTCAAAGCACAACAGGGGACGACTATTATTTAATAAATAAAGTTCTTTGTTCCAGTGGAGGCGTGTATCAAGGAGAAGCGGAAAAGGTATCCAATAGCAATATAACTCTTTTAAACGGTTCTAATTTAACATCGCCAACGCTTACATATCCAGCATATACATTACAGGGAGCATTTATTACAATATTCCCTGCTCAGTTTAATGGAGCTACAGATATTGAAGCGCAATATATTCGCTATCCTAAAGATCCTAATTGGACGTATTTAAACGTAGCTAATGGGGAACCTGCATTTAACCAAAGTAATGCAGATTATCAAGACTTTGAATTATCTAGAGATGATGAAACCTCGCTAGTGTTTAAGATATTGCAATACGCTGGAATGTCTATTAGAGATATTCAAGAGGCACAGTTTGGTGCAGAACAAGAACAAATGGAAGAACAAAAAGAAAACTAATGGCATATTTATCTCAATATCAATATTACGAAAACGCAGGTGTATCGCCTACAGATGCTAATTGGGGGTCTTACCAGTATGTTCCCTTAACAGATGTTGTTAATAATTTTTTATTGATGTACTCTGGAAACCACTCTTTAGTTAATAACGAAGAACGATACAAAATATTATTTCATGCAAAAAGAGGAATACAAGAATTAAACTACGATGCATTTAAAGAAATAAAAGCTTTAGAAATGAAAGTGTTTGATGATTTAAAATTTATTCTTCCTTCAGATTATGTAAATTGGGTGCGTATCTCTTTGTATAAAGATGGCTATTTAAGACCTCTCACAGAAAATATTCAAGTTAATGCTGCGGTGTCTTATTTACAGAGCGCCTCGGGTTCGTTAAGTTTTAATGCGGATGGTACTATACAAACCACTACTTCTACTTTAGATACGCAAAGAGTGGATGGGTCACAACAAAGTATATATTTAAATCAAAATAATTCTAATGATGCATCAGATATAGCCTCGGAAAATCCTGACGCATGGAAAGATTATAATATTGGAGCACGATATGGATTAAATACTGAAACAGCAAATTTTAATCCTACGTTTAGAATAGACAAAAAATCTGGGGTAATAAACTTTGATTCTACAATGGCTAACGAGCAATGTATATTAGAATATATAGCCGATGGCATGGAAGGTGGAAATGATTCATTAGTTAGTGTAAATAAACTATTTGAAGATTTTTTATATGCTTACATTAAATATGAAATATTAAATAACAAATTTGGAGTACAGGAATATATAATAAATAGAGCTCGAAAAGATAAAAGTTCTTTATTAAGAAACGCAAAAATAAGAATAAGTAATATTCACCCTGGTAGGCTATTAATGAATCTACGAGGAGAGAATAAGTGGATTAAATAAAATGGCAAACCTACAAAGAAATTTTATCGCGGGAAGGATGAACAAGTCTCTCGACGAAAGGCTTGTACCGAATGGAGAGTATATAGACGCATTAAATGTTAGGTTGGGATCTACTGAAGCTTCTGAAATAGGGTCAGTAGAAAACTCAAAAGGTAATACTAAAATGACAAGTTTGCAGTATGAGCAAACAAACAGTGTTACTGGAGCTGTGCTCTTAAGTAATCAAGCAAGATGTATCGGAGCTTATGAAGATGGACAAAACAATAGAATTTATTGGTTTGTACACGATCCTGCTTTTTCTGTAGGAAATACAGGAAAAATAGATATGATTGTTTCTTTTAATCCCACTACCCAAAATTTAACCTACCACATAATTAGTATTGACGATGGATATGGAGGGAATACTACCTTGAATTTTAATCCAAAACATTTGATTACAGGAGTAGATTTAGTAGAGGATTTATTATTTTTTACAGACAATATAAATCCTCCGAGATTTATAAATGTTACTCAAAATTATCCTAACCCTTTATTTGACATAGATCAAACTACTGCTGAGGAGTTTATGGTTATTAAAAAACCTCCAGTAACTGCGCCAGTTTTAACTTTAAAACAACAAATAAATAATTTAGATGATTTTTTAGAAACTAGATTTATTTGTTTTGCATATCGTTATC